CGGTGGTCTCTAATTTTTTAACATTTCTTTTTATTCTCTTTTCAAGAACTTCATTTATCATGTTCCAAACTTCATTACTCCATTCTCCAACTATTGGTTCTATTTGAGCATCTATAATTGGTCCTATTCTGTTTTGAGGTGCTATTGACCCTCTTCCAACACGTTCTTTTGTTCCTCCTTCTGCGAATCTCCACCAGAATATTTCAGATGTTGGTCCTGCAGCTATTGCTGTTCTGTCATTTTTTGAACCAGCCACAACTCTAACTTGTTTTTTAGAATCAGATGAATATGGAACTCCTTGTCGTATTCTTTCAACAATGTATTTTTGTGCGAGTTCTTTGTTTATTTCTTTTAAAAGATTATTGTAATCTTTTTTAGACAACTCTTCCATTGCCTGTTTAAGTTCATCAACATTTTCCCATTCTACATTCCAAAAATTACTCATCTCTAAAGTTAACTGATTGTATTTTAATCCATTGCTTACGATCAATGGGCTCTAAGTGGTTGATTGTGTAAACTTGATTATTGTATTTTACTCTGCAGTCATAGTCAATATCTTCATCATAACGAACTACAAACTCGACTCTTGTAAATGCATGAGAACCATATTCTTGATATTCTGTACCTTTTGATTGAACAAAGACATCAGCAAAGGTTTCTTTTAAAAAACACCATTGTTTATTCTCTGCATAGCCAACCTCGGCAGTGTTTGTATATTTTTGAATCTCAATTCTATAACGAAGTACGTAACTCATATTATGGTCTTGAATTTCTATATGGAGCAAGCAATCTTTCAAATGCTTGAGAATTATAAATTTGGAACCCTGCTTCAGAACTTCTATGTACGTCAAAATAATCCTTTACTCTAAGAAGTACTGCTAATTTGATGTCTTCAGGACAATTTGGTTGAGTCCATCCTGTATAAAACTTAATTGTTAATGGATCTGATGTATACGATTCAGTCTCTGATAATTCAAAAACTATTTTATTAAAATATGGATAGGTTCTATAAGGAGTTATAAGAGTACTTGTATCGTTTACAATTGAAACAAGAGAATTAAAGTTTCCTTCCCATATTTCAACATCAATGCCTGAATAATCATAAAGATTTACTTCATTCAAAGTGTATGCGATATCCTTACCTAAAAAACCCTCTGCTTCTCTTGTACAAGAACGAATTAATTGGTCAATATAGTCATCTTCCAAATTATAATCTTGATCAACATGACAGTGCCTTTTAGCTTCGGCAACAGTAACTGGATAGTTGTTAATATCAACAGTTTTTTCAGTTGTTATTTCATCGTGAGTATAAAGCATGGAATCTCTTAATTTTAAAAGAGGGAGAGAAGAAATCCTCCCTCCCTCTGGAAATTATACACCTTTATGACGATTAGCTAATAGATACATCAGCAATCCAAGATGCAAAATTTCTATTTTTGAAACCCGTATCTACCAAGCCGAATACCGATACTTTAAGTTCACCTTCGAGATCATAAGTATATGGGTTTACGATTACTTCGATACCATTACCAAATTCAGCCACAACAGCTTGTGCGAAGTCAGCGTAGATGAGGGTATCAGTATTTGCAAGAGCATTTGAGAAAGCTGGTAAACCATCAACAGTACCTTTCATAACTGGACCTTCCCAGATTGGACCGGCTACTGAAGCAATAGTTGCAGTCTTCTTAAGGAATGCAGCAGTTGCAGGAGTTGTTAAGTAAGCTGGCTTAGCCATTTCGTAAGGAACATTAGCTTGTAACTGAACAAGGTCAGCATAAGCTAAAGTTGCTCCAGCGATAGTTGTTGAACTATCAATAGCATCTGCTTGAATTTGATCGCAAAGGTCTGCTAAAACAGCACGATACCAAGCATCTTTAAGATCCTGAACGATACCATTCCATACTGATGGAATAGTACTTGCAAGAGTTTCTTTGGTAATTATATTGTAAGCACCAAGACGTCTTGGGGTAAGAGTTAAAGAAGCAGGAGTACCTGAAGCATCTGCTAATGCAGTAGTTTCAGTCTTGAATGATGCGCTGAGTTGAGGCATACTTGGGCATACAAATTGGCCGTTAAGACCAGTATATCTTGTAACGCCTAAGTCAGCAAGAACCATTTCAGCTGGAGATTTAGCTATTGAAAGAGAATCCTCAACAGTCTTGTTGATTATACCTGAATTAGTGGTTGTTTGAAGAACACCACGAAGCATGAATCCACCATTCTGACCTCTAAATTCTTCTGGAACTACACCAGTTCTGAAGTATGACTGAAGGTCGCTAAGAACGTTACGTTCTGCAACTGGTTCAGAAACTTCTCTAGCAGCTTCTTGAAGATTTATAGCTTCAGCAGCTTCGGCTCTTTTAAGATCAGCTCTTGCGCTATCTCTTTTAGTAACAAGACCATCAAATTCCTGACGAAGTTCATCAGTCATCTCAGCAGTTTCGCTGATAGCCTTCATACGTACTTCGTACTCGTTAATCTTTAGTTTTAAATCGTTGATTTTCATTATTTTATAAAATTATTTTATATTTTGATTTTCATCTTCATACGCTCTTGGATGTTGTCATCCTTTGTTACTTCTGGTTCTTCAAAGGTTGGAAGATCACGGGCTTGAACAGATGTTTCTTCATAGGCAGGCATTGTAACAACACTAACGTCGATTAATTTTCTTACATTTTCAACTACTCTAAGAGGAATACCTTCATCCGTTTTTTCCCATCTATATCCATCTGAATCAACTGTAAAGGCGAAACTCATATTGAATAAATCGCCTCTTTGAACAAGAGTATAAACATCATTTGCATATGTCGTATTTGGTATTTCTGCTCGCATTAAGAGTCCAGTTTCATCTTCTGATAATGTTAACGTTCCATTCACTGTCCTTCCCATTATCTTATCCCTTGAATGGTTCAAAGTAAGGTAAACGTCAAGTTTTGGATTATTAAGCACTTCAGAAAAAGCACCTTGTCTTAATTCTTCGTAGAATATCTCGCCAAATTCGAGTATGAGTTTTGATCTGCTATTAAATACAGCCGCATAACCAAATAAGAAACGCTTGCCGTCTTCTTCAATAGCACGAAACTTTATATTTTCCGATTCTATATTTAGAACTCGTTTTTCGATTTTTTCAGACATCTTTAAATATCTTTATTTTATATATCAAATCCCTTGGGATTTGTTTACGGTATTACCTCCATCAGCACCTTGAACTTTACCTCTATCTTCGACAAATACAAAATTCGAAGCCATAAAGTGTTTATCACCTTCAGGGTATGTTGGTAAATTCTCAAGAATATTTGCGTAATTTGGAGTCATCTGTCCGTTTTGAATTAATCTTGTATAACCATCAATTCTTGTTTTGTAATCAAGCTGCAATAAAGCATTGGTATTGAATTCAATAGAAGTACCATTCATTTTTTCTTCCATTGATAACAACTTCATTTCTAATTCAGTACGATACATCTTAAGTCTATCTCCAAGACCTAACTGTATAAATTCTTGCGCCATCATTTCAACTGAATTGAACTTGGCAGCTTCAAGAACACCTACGTTAGTTAGTGGTACACGAAATGCAGATGCAATATCAGTTTTGTTGAATTTAATGGTTTCAATAAATTGTGCATCTTCAGGGGTGATTTGAAGATCAACAAGATCAGCACCATCAGGAATTGTAACAATACCAGGAGCTTGAGCTCCATTATATTCTTGTTTAAATTGTTTAAGAGCTTCTTGTTGAGCCTTTTTATTTGGCATAAATTGTGGCCATTTGAGGGCCTTGGAGGCTCTTAGCTCATTCTGATACATATTGTTAATGGTATTATAAGCCTGCCACGAGCTAGTCATGTTGAGGCGAATAGCTGTCAATGGGCTTACGCCAGTCATACCATCTTTTGTAACATTATAGAAATGAAGAATATTCTCAGCATTATAAGCCTTTTCTCCATTTGCTTCTTTAAATGTGTAATACAAGTTTCCTCTAACTTCTTTGACACCAATAAAGGTTGATGGCGGAATTAAGGTTACTTTTACAGCTCTTCCAGCACCATCTCTCCATATTTTTCCAAAGGCATTACCATTTGTATTGCAGTGCCATTCCCAAGTCTGCAACATCTTATGAATAGATGTATATGGATTTGGTTGCCAATGAAGAAGAGGATAGCGATAGTCAGTTTTATCTGGTAGTCTTGAACCATCAGACTGTGGTTTTATAACATTTATGGGGCAGCGTGCTACAGAGTTAGCTAGAATAGAAATACAAGTATAAACAGTACTTATCTTTTCAGCATTATTTAAATCGAAATTCCCACCTTTAAGTATTAAAGGGAGAGTATAACTTTCATAATGTTCTTCTGTATCTATAGTAACGTTTACTCCTCTAACAGCATTCCATAAATTTGAAAAGTAATTAGACATAATCGACGATTATTTTTTTATATATTTTATTGATAGAGAGGGTTTAAATATGACATCCACCCCCCAAGTGCTTGTGCAGCGGCAACTACACCGTCAACAGCCTCTTTCTTTTTCTTTTTGTCAATTTTAATGTTCTCATTTGAGTCCATCGGGCGCACCACAACATTTGAGAAATTCCATCTTAATACAGGATTAAAATCGAAGACTATCTTCTTATCTTCAACAAGGTCTTGCATATATTTCAATGGAGCGTTAAACTTTGCTGGTGTTTGAGCAAAGTCCTCACAATAGGTATTCGTTTTTTCTTGTATCTCTGATATTACGAATGGGGCGTTATAACGGTCATAAAGAAGTTTGACCACTCTAAAATCTCTATCAATTTCTTCAACTTTTTCAATAAGTGCTTTATAGTCAACTACACCAGTATCACTTAAATGAATTAACCCGCTGTCAACATATTTTTTTAAATCAAATGAGCCTTTGCGATTTAGTTTACTTGGATTATTTGCCATGAAGAAGTAAACAAAAACATAGTAAACACCATCTTTGTGAAATACTTGGGCTAATGCTGAAAGGTCGGATGTAATTGAAAGGTCGACCCCAAGAAAACACTCTTGGTCTTTAAAATCTTCAATATTAAGAGGTTTAAAACATTCATCTAATTTCTCAGGTTTTAACCAATCATTTGGTTCTTCTAAGAAGATGTTAATTCGTCTTGTGGCGAAGTGAAACCAGGCCCTTGCTGATGCTGAGTTCTTTGCTTTTATAAAATTGTTTCTTAAATCAGACAGAAGTGGTTTAATGTATTTCCAAGACGGATTAGCCATTTTCCAGGTTTCTTCAGACGTTAAATCCATTCCTGGATTAGGCTGAAAAAGCAAGCCACAAATTGTATCATCATCTATGTTTCCACTCAAAACATCCTTGTAATATTGAACTTGTTCTTGAAACCATAGATTATCTTGAGTCCCTGCTGTAGATGCTAATAGTAATAATGGATTTTCACGAGCACCCGTTCCAGATTTTAGTGCATTATAAACGTCTTCGATTTTATCTGAATCAAAGCCATGGCATTCATCTAAAATACAACAGGATGGAGAGTAAGATTCAAGTCTATTAGGGTCAATCGGAGAAAAAATTTCAATAAAGCCCTGAGACTTTATATCTTTTGAAACAATCTTATATCTTAATGGTATTAAACGTTTTAGTAGAGCGGGTGAATGATAAATGATTCCTTTCGCATATCTAAGAGCATTGCCGGCCTGTTTTTGATTGATTGCGAGCAGCATGGATTGTGGTTCTAATACATTATCTTTTAAAAAGCAATAAAGAACTATTGCTGTACTAAAAGATGTCTTGGAATTTTTACGTGCAATAAAAAGAAGGGACTCTGTATGTTTACGCCGGCCATCTTCAACACGATAAAATCCAAAAATTAGGGCAAGAAGAAATGACTGCCAACTGATTATAGGAAATTGAACATACGAGCGTCTTGACTCTACGTAAATGTTTAAATAAGAGAAAAATCGATAAACTCTATCGACCTCTTCTGTTCTAAACTCATACCTTGGATCATTAACCCACTCTTTGAATTTTTCAACCTGTAACTGAATATATTTTCCAAATGATTTTGAATCCTCTTTAATAAATTGGTCGCATAAATTCCAGCAGTGGCTTACATATTCATCACTTGTCATCGTCGTCGAAACCATCATCTTTCTGGTTATTTAAAAACGCCATTTCCAATTTTCTCCTCTCACGAGGTGTGATCCCCAAAGCCATAAAGGTTTCTCGAAGTTTGTTGAGGTACAAAGAGTGAATTTCAAGTGATGGATTCTTTCTGTTATTGAATAAAATGCCGTTACGTTTTATATCTGTTTCGGCTTCTTTGATAATTCGAAGTATTATTGGGATGTTGTTTATTAAAATCTCATCTGATTCTTCTAAGTTTCCTCTACTTTCAAGATAGGTGCGAATGGAATTTCGTATTTCACGTATTCTCATATTCTTTTATTTTATTTATTCTGCTTGTTTTAAAGGGGGTTAAAGGGAGTAGATCTTATTGTTGCTTAATGAAACATGGATAACACCACGTACTTCATCTGGCCATAACTTTCTAAACACTTTTTTCTGACCATTGGCAACTATGGAGGATATGTAAGCAAAAGCATTTGTAGTTCTTGTACGGTCAAATCGATTCCAATATTGATAACAATCCATTACTCCACCAGCAATGCAATCATCTCTATCGGATTCGTATTTATAAGTAAATTTTCGAGAGTATCGTTCACTCATTAATGTGAACATCTTTATCAACTCTGGACTTGCATCAATTGATGCATCTTGACAGCGACAAATTTCTAAAAAAAGGTCTTTATTGCGTACGTAATCGGCCATAGGGTTTTTATTAATTTAAAAAGGAGAGAACTTACTAATCTTCGGCTCCCTCCTTCAGCTTTTTGCACTCAGAAATCTATTATTATACTTCAATTTGTAACATCGGTTTTGTTATATTTCTCAATTATGTCCAAAAGTTCTTCTGAGGTCCATTTATGACTTGGATTGAGGGCTCTTTCTTCTAATTCTTTTACTCTTTCTTCACCATATTTCTTTATTAATCCTTGTCTATAACCTATAAGGTTTCCATGTTTATGTAAATTACACCCAATACATTGGGCATTTACATTTATCTCATCAAATCTTAAATGACCAAATTGTTTTGTATTCGCATAATGACCTGCATTACATTTGTCTATTGCTTTTCCACACGAAATGCAAATCCATTTTCCATTCGGCAATTGATCTCTTTTTCTTATGAAAGTATTAAAGATTAATTGGGCGTTACTTTTTAATTTGGATATAGTTAACCTTTTCATTTTGAAAAAAATACCCCGTAAAGGGGTAAAAAAATGATAGAACCAAAAGTTATTTAGAAGTTAAATTATATATCTCTTAAAATAAAAATGTAAAAAAAGTGAGTTGCTGTTGCAGTAGACTTTTTTTAGCTCGTAAAAAGATGTTATATTTACCTCATAATTAATAACATACAGACATGAATAATGTATTAACACCGAAACCTATTGATGATATTGTACTACATGATATACAGATCATATTTAACTATTACTTCTGGAAATCACGGGCAGGTTGTTCTTTTAAGGTAACCAAAACTATGGTAATGGATGTATTATGTTATACAATAAAAGAATACTTTAGACAAGGGCCCTTAAGAGATGGGGATGAAATACATTTAAAGAAATGGGCTAAAAAATGGAATAACCATAATATCGAATTACCTGAAATTACAAAGGAGATGCTTGCTAAGGCAGTTAAAAAGGTTCATAAACATTGGTATAATTATTAACATTGCTCCTGAAAGATTTTACTTTTTTTTTTTCTATTTTTCCAAAAGGGGTGCTGTTCAAGAACCCCTTTTTATTTCATTAGCATACAACTAACCGATATTGCTCTCGGGTACATTCCTGCCCTCGGTGGTTCCGGCATCCCCTTTGGACGGAGATTTGCATCTTAGGTGTTGTACGTACCTGCGATTTCTCTAATGATTTAAAAAAAAAAATGGGCCCCTAAATGATTCGAGTTAAAGAGAGTCGGGGCCCTTAATGTCTATTAATGAAGTAATATCTGGTTATATATTCTAAACCACTTATTATGAAAGATTATGACTTCAGTAAATATGCAGACAGACAGATTTTTTATCGGTCTGATGAATGGAGAAAAGTACGTCTTATAAAATTAAGTCAAGAACCACTATGTGAAGATTGTAAAAAGAAAGGAGAACTTACTCCTGCCGTTGCAGTAGACCACATCATTGATTTAAAGGACGCTCCTTATCTTTGTTTAGTACTTGAAAACTTAAGATCATTGTGTATTAGTTGCCACTCGAAAAAAACCGTACAAAGTCAAGGATGGGCTAAAGAAGCTCTTGGAAAAATACTGAACAACAGTTGGAATATTGATGTCTTGAAATTTCGTAGATAAATATACTGAACAGAGGTGTTCATGATTCATTAGCTAGATTTGCTATTTATTTTTTATTTTTGCCCCAGCGCTATGGGGCATTTTTTATGTAAAAGAAAAGGGGCTTTTAAACCCCTATTTCGTTAAATATTTTATTTAATGATTCAAGAGTTTTAAATTGTAAATATTTTGGATTTTTTTTTATACTATAAACAATACTAGAGTCAAAAAGAACAACAACATTTGAAATAGTCATTGAACATTTATCAAAATCATTAAATTCAAAATCTTTTATTGCATTAAGTTTTAAAGAATATCTGAAATTCAAAAAAACCATATCGTATTTTATAAAATCAGACACATAAATCTGATTTTTTTTAGCGTGTATAGGCATGGCTAAGTTCATCCTTGCTGATTATTTCTTTAATCATCTCTAAATCTTCTAACATTTCAAGTTCATCATTATAGAAGAAGCTGTGTTTCATACCTGATTCCATTACTATCTGTAACATAAAATTGCATTTAACTTTTTTCCTTAAAGACGGCAAAAGTATCTCTCCTGCTGAAAAGGTTTCTATCAAATCTGGTTTGATAAAATAGGTGTTCTTTATTTGTAAGGTTTTCATAATAAAAGATATAAACTGTCTTTCATATTACTTCTGTTTGAGTCCAGATATTTTCTTTCTCACATTAAATTTTAATTGGCTAAGTTCTTCCTTATTAAACTCTTCAAGACTATGCTTTCCTGCCTTATTTTGTTTGTCAAACAGGAATTGAAAACAAACCCTTTCATCTGGTTTCATAATACTTTTTAGTTGCTTCATAATTATCTAATAGTGCCGGTAGTTCTTGCATAATAGAATCTGTTGTTGGTTTTATTAAATTAACATTTTTTAAAAAATACGAGTATGTAGGGTCATTCTTTTTTGTTTGTATAAAATGGTGTGCATTATTCATATCAAACACCCCAATACTTGGATCTGAAAATGCAAGAACTAAATCTCTCAATTTAGATAACAATTCTTTTCTTGTATTGATTTTTGATTCAAGATCTTTTAATAAGATTTCAATCTCTTCTCTTGACATTTTGTCAAGCTCTTCTTCTATATTTTTACCTTTGAGTTTCATTCTGCTTCTAAAATTAAATAATTTTTTATATGGCAAAAAAATACTTTAGAATACCGAAT